CAGTGCTGTAAGTTTCAAATCAGGATCTAATGCAAACCCGATGAAATCTGATCTTTCAAATTTAACAGCCTCTCTACCTTTAGATAATTCTTTTTCTAAGTTGTAGGCTAACGATCCTCTGGAAGCTCCACCTAATACCTTTTGAAGAAGTTTACGCTCACTTATTTCCGTTACTGATTCCTTTGCGTTTTCAAATATAGATTTAAGTCTTTTAGAAGTCTCTGGTAGTAAGGCGTCTAGTCTCTTTAACCTATCTCTATCGTCTTCATTAAGTTGAGAGAATACGGGATCCATCTCATAAGGATCCACCTCAGGAACCTCTGTCTGTTGAGTGGTTTCATCACCCGCTTCTTCCTCGGTCCCAGCATACCAGTTATTTATCTTAGATTTAAGCTCAGGATCTTGAGGTATAGCGTTAACTTGTACAGGGAAGCTACCGAAAGGTCCACCCTTAGCCCTTACTATATTCTGATCATCAGTGTAAAGTATGATGGTAGGGTCTTTCACCCCTTGACCAGTAGGATGGTTTAAAGGAAGCTCTTGTCCTGGGGCTGGCATCTGCTGACCCGTTAACCACATCAAACCTTCATTGGCTTCATGTAGTCTAGAGTAACTCTCTAAAAGCAATCTTGCAAACTTCATCATAGTATTATATTAAAAAGCCCAACCCAACAAACGCTGGGTTGGGCTTAATCCTTTGGTGTATTATGTCAGGGAGCTAAGTCTCCACCGAGAGCGCCAAGAATACCTCCTGGAGCTTCAACTTCACCATTGTAAATCTCGATGAAGTCGTAGCGGAACTTGACCTGAATAGTATCAAACTCTGAGGTTGAGTAGTTCTTCTCACCTCTAGTGTAAGACTTAGGATAAGCACCGATGAGATCAATTACTGATTGAATCTCGCCCGCACCATTGAACTCACGGATTCTAGCCTTGGTCTTATAAGTATCAGGAGTGAAAGACTTACCAGTACGCTGGCTGTAAACAGTACCAACATAGTCTAGAAGAAGTCTACCCTCTTTGAAGTTGAGTAGGTTGTCGAAGGTGACGGTTAGCTCCTGCTGTGAGATCTTACCAGGGTAGTAGATCTTATCGTTCATTCTACTAACCTCGATGTCCTCATACTCGAAACCAAACCCGTCAATCTGCTTGGCACCTAATGTAATTGCGCGAGAGAAATCAACACTGTTGCCAGGGAATCCCTCAGGAATAAAGAGACTAAACTCCCACTGATAAGACCTTACGGAATCTAATTCAGTTGAAACGAAGGGAAGTCCAGGTTCTGCTAGATTTCTCTTTTCACGATCTAAAAATTGGCTTGCCATAATTATTGCCTCCTAATATTATGTAGTGGTTACTGATTGGCTGGTAAGGTTTAGCTCAAAGACCACAACCTCAGCAGTTTTGGTGGGTCTGATGTATACCTTACACCAAAGCTGACCCTTTTCAATTCTGTCAGGAGTGTTTGTGGTTGAGTCACAGACAACCTGATAGCTGGTAATTCCACGACCTCTTCTAATGGGGTCGATAAGCTGAGTAATCAGAGACTTAACCTGCTCCCAAGTGAGTGGATCGTTGGGCTCGAAAGCAAACTGTGCAGTAGATCTAAGGATCAGTCTCTTGATGATGATCATAAGTCTACGGACATTTACTCTATCAAGAGCACTTGCCTTTCTTTGAGCAGTTCTTTGACCGTAGATAGCAATACCTTGTTGTGGGAATTGTACGATTGGGTTGATAGCGTTACCACCGCTGTACATTGCATCACGATCACCTTGAGTGAGTCTTACCTCAACTTCAGTTGCCTTAGTAAGTCTACCACGGTTAAGACCAGCGGGAGCAAACCAAGACTCTGATACACTATCAGTGTAGCACATTTGTCTCATGGCAAAGATTGCAGGATCATACCACTTGTCCTTACCGGAGTAAGCATCGAAGACTTTAACCCAAGGCCAGTAGATAGCAGCCCAGGAAGAGTTGATTGCGGAGGTTCTATCACCTAGAGAGCCAGCACCTAGACCGTTTGACCAGTTGATAGCGTCTTGAGCTTTGTCTATACCGTAAGGAGGTGAAACAATAGCTAGGAACAAGCCAGTCTGCTCTGCAAGAGTAATCAAGGCGTTCTGTACTCTCTGGTCAGTGAAGCCAGGAACCGAAGCTAAGGTTACAGCGATGATGTCATCGTTGAGAACTTGCATACCCGTTCTACCAGTGTCATTGTCCACACCTATTAAGGCAGTTGCCTTACCATCGTCAGAAGCAGGAATACCATCAGTTCCTCCAGTTAATTTGTAGGTTCCGTCTACGAGCTTAACGAATCTTGGATCAAATCCTGCTGTAGCTGTAACACCTAAATCACTAAGAGGATTTCCAAAAGAGGTGAGAGCAGTTGTAGTAATGTCCCCAGTTTCAGTGTAAATACTACCTTTTATTATCTTAGAGATGGCATCAGCCTCTCCAGTGTTAATCTCGTCTTCAATGAAGTTGTCTTCATCAACAAGACCAACAGTGTAATCTTCTAATGTAACCCCGTCTTGAGAAACAAAGATTCGGTTCTTAGTTCCACCTAAAGTATCTACAGTAACTTGAGTTCCTTGGATAGATCCATCAGACTTTACTGTATAGTTGTACCCTGTTCCTGGGTAGAGGCTTTCAACAAAGTATGCCATTGCCGAAGTACCTGTAGGAGTAAAGCCTGATACAGTGAGGGTGCTTGAATCAAGAGTTTTTGCGGTTTTATAATCTGCGGCTAGATCAGAAATGCTATCATCAAAACCATCTATAAAGTTGTTTGAACTAAAGCAGGTTACTTTAAGTTGAGCTTGATCACCAGCCCAGCCACCTACTAGGAAAGAAGAACCGTCCACTCTAACATGCTGAACCTTTACTGAATCAACACCAGCGGCAAAAGCGGTATCTAGAGCAGCTTCTTGATCACCAGCACCTGACACAAAGACTTGAAGTGCAGTGTTGTATTGCTCAACACCTTGAGAGTTCTCAACTTGAATTTCTAGCCAAGCTGCTGAGGTGTCTCCTATGCTAGATGCTAAACATACAGCAGGGCAAACACCGTAAGAAGCACTTATACTAGCGTCTACACCACCGCTCGCACATCTAACAAAGTATACAGAGTTGGTAGTTTCTAGAACTTCTATGGCACCTTCAAGACCTTGGCCTGCTGCCTTAGATTCAGCAAGAGGATCACCGAAAGTATCAATAAGATCAGCTTCGGTGGTAATTAAAGTAGCCTTGTCAACGGGTCCTTTACTTGCGAAGCCTACGATACCTACAACACTAGGGTTGATAGAAGGTACATAGTCACTGTTATCGTTTTCTACGACATAAATTCCGGGGCTTACATAGGTTGCCATAGCTTATCTCCTCAAATGTTCCTTATTTTAAGTATTTTTCTATTGCTAAGGTTTTTACACTGCTTAGTAATAGCATTGTCTGGTACTACGAGAGTTGCCTTAGGCTGAATGAATACAGCTTTGGTTCCCGCAGAGTAGTTCAGAAAGATCTGAAACGACTGAAGACTATCGTTTGTAATGGATTTCATTTTAATCTCCTTATGTATTTAGACCCCTGGGAGTTATTTTTATCTAATTTTATAGCCATATTTCAGTGTTGACCTGAACTATCTTGCCAGTGGAGGTCACTTTAAATCTTGGGCTTTGAATGTAGGACTCAACATTTATGGTGAAACTCTTTCTAATTAGACGGTCTTCCTTATCTCCTACTTCTACAGCAGAGATATCAGACTCCTCCGTCAGGAATGCCTTTATGTTATTTGAATAGCTGGTTTCCAGGATAAGATCTGGATTGAATTGAGATCTTAAAGTTGCAGCTATCTGGTCTATGTCAGAAACATACTTAGACCATACGCTTAAGGTATACTCTGAAATGATTGGGACATCACATAAAGAAACTACTCTTTCTGCTCTCTGAGTCTCGTCATTCCAGACAGAGTTATACATGAGCACATTCCTCTGTCTTCTCTTAGGATCGTCTGAGGCTACCCCTGATTGAAAGATGGTAGAGTATGGGAGTATGATGTTGTTCTCTTGGAACTTCTTCGCTACAGCCCTCTCCTGCCTTCCATGATGAAGCTTGAGCTTAATGTACTCTGAGTCATCATTGACATAGCCCAGTCTAAGCTCGGCTAATAAGGATCTTAAAATCTCTTTATAAACCTTTGAGGTTACATTAAGGTTCTTAGACATCTTTGTTATCTTATCTTTGAGATAACCGTAACCAGTATCAGCAGTAGGCTTCAGCGAAGAATCGTTCACTGTGTATTCAAAGTATCTGTCACTCAAGATCTAAGTACCCCCCAACATCATCTGCTACATCAGTTGTAGGCTGGTTAAGTGTCCCTTCATCTTCACGGAGAAGTTTAGCAGTGCATACTATATGGTATACACCATACATCTCAAAGCTATCCTCTTGCACCTCACTAATCTCATACTTCTGGTTCTGGAAATGAGGTCTAATATGGTCTCCAATTTCAGGGCTTCTTTGTAGAGCTTGCTCGATGTAGGTCTTGTTAAACACAAACATCTGATCATTGGTTAACTCTATACCAAAGTTAGATAGAACCTCCTCTACAACAGAAGGTTCGTAATATCCATGAACTGTAATTGGCTCAGAAGCTACAGTCTTATTCCTTGCCTCTAGATATACATCGTCATAATCTTCACTGACGAAGGACTTGAAGTAATGAAGTGGTGAACCTGAGATTCTAATGATCTCGTCATCAACTAGATTAAATAGGTTTACATCAGGGTTAGATGGATCGTA